GGTCAGGCGGTAGGCGTCGCGCCAAGCCGACCGCCAGTTCTCCCGGCGGCCCTTCGCCTTGCCGAAGCGGCGCAGGATTTCCTTGACCGGCAGGCGGTCCGCCATGTCAGCCGCCCAACGTCGATGACTTGCCGCCGCCGGTCACCCCGGCCTCGGTGCCGTACAGCAGCAGGCCGCGCCCCGATGCCCTGGCGCGGGCCGCCCGCTTGCGGGCCTCTTCCTGCTTTTTGAGGTCGGCGTCGCGCTCGGCTTCGCGGGCCATAGCGCGATCCTGGGCCGACGTGTCGACGCTTCCGCCGCCGCCGAACGGGTTCATGTTACCCATCTTCATACCTCCTTGGCTCGGTTCCGCCGGATCAGGTCGTCCCACAATCCGCGCGGCGTTAACGCCAGCCTGTCGAGCCCGAGAAGGTACGAAACCATGGACGCGCAGGTCACGCCGACCATACGAGCCATGGTGCTAGGACCCGAACTATACCCCAAAATGCTGCGCTCGACAACAAGCACGCGCCACCCGGCCTCCTTGTAGTGGTCGATCAGCCGCCACGGCGAGACGAACGCAACTTCGGTGGCGACCCGCGAGCGAACCGGATCAACCATCAGCACGATGTGGTCGTGCGCCTGCCGGAAGGCGAAACAGTGCCGGAAGCCGGGCCGCGTGAAGCCCAGCCGGTCGTACCAGCGGCGCGGCGACGTGCCGTTGCCGAACGCCACCCACCACCGCTCGGTCTTCGCCTCGTTGATGGTGGTGCCCAGGTCCATGCGCGCTCACCCGAACACGTCGAAGTCGACGGCGGCGCGCGGCTGACCCTGCCATGCCTTGGGCTGATGCTGCGTCTGGCCGCGCGTCAATTGCCGGTGCTCCCCGAAGGTCAGGCACATGTAGCCGGCCGCCTCGCAGGGATGCGAATACTCGTTCTTCTCGGGCTTTTCGTGGTGCCGCTCGGCGCCCGACACCTGCACCCGGCGCCGGAACCACTTCCCGGCCAAGCCGGCCCGTATCTTGTGGCACGACGTATCGACCATGAAGCCCGGCACCATCTGGCCGTCGGGCATGCGAGCCGAGCGCGTCATCGGCAGCGCCAGGGCCTCGCGCCGGACGACCGGATCGTTTGTCGGCGCCAGGGTCACGTCGAAGCCGCGCGATCGCAGATGCTCCTCAACCGCCGTTTCGTATACCTGATCGCGCTGTGCGGCCGCCGGGTCGAGCGCGAACTTAGGCATGGCCTGCGCTCCGAACTTGATGTCGAGCAGCGCGGACAGTTCCCGCGAGAAGCGGTCGATGCCCATATCGAACACACTCAACTCGGCCAGCGTCCGCCAGTCGCCGTATGACCCGCGTTGACCGATCGCGGCTGCCGGCATCAGTGTCCCGCCGCCGCAGTCGATGCCACCGAGCAGGGGAAGCGCCGGCTGGTAGACCAGCGACCGCGCCATGGTGCGGTCGTCGTACTCCGGCACCCACGGCTTGCCATCGGCGAGATAGATGTACTTGGCCTGCATGAAGCGATTGACCCATTCCAGCAGCTTGTTCGCGATCTGCTGGTGGTAGTAGCCGGGCCGCAGAAACTTCAGGTTCTCGGCCGCCTGGTTGACGCACCACCACCGGCCGGCCGCCTGGATCACCTGGCTTGCGGGAACGCCGATCGGCTCGAATCCAGCCTCGCACACCTCGAACCCGCCTCCAGCCTGCCGCACCTCCAGCACCGCCGGCGGCTGCCGATAGAAGCGCCACCGCAGATCCAGCTTGCGGCCGGCCAGCCCTGGAATCTCCAGGTGCGAGAGGTCGATGAGCCCTTCGCCCCTCTCGGCCGCGGCATACCACCAGTGGTCATCGTCGCAGGCATTTGTGTCCATAATGATTCCGCACCACGTCGCACCGCCCACCTCCTCGCGCGGAAAGCGGCCGACACGGCCGGTCAGCATGTCCAGGATCTCGCGCGGCAGTTCGACGGCCTCGTTGATCCACGCCCCGGTCAGGTCGAGCGACTTCAGGTGCCGCACGTCGGCCGGCCGGTCTAGCGCCACGAAGATCGCCTCCATGTCGAATCCTGGGCTGCCACGATACAGGCCATTATCGCGATCAAGCCATGCGAAGCCGTTGGGCTTGACGCGGATATGATGATTGATCGGGTGCGACTGTACGACCGGCCCGCAGTGCTCGGGCCGCATGATCTCTTCCCAGGTCTTGATCGTCGTCGAGCGCAGTTCTGGGTAGGTGTTGCGGATAATCGCCCACCGCGTGCGACGCCACCCCTCGCCGTCCGGCTCCTGGAGCATCGACAGTCGCAGGATCTTCGCCACGCACCCGACTGACTTGCCGGACCCCAGCGGCCCCAGGATGCCCGTCACGAAAGCGTCATCAAACACGAAGTCGTTGACGGTCGGCGCCTGGGTCAGGTCTATGACTGGGCGGAATGGCGCTGTCAAGTCAGGCGTCCCCCGTCGCCCGCAGGTCCGCCAGCGCGCACAGCGGGCAGATATCGCGCCTGGCGGTGATTAACCACCCCTCGGCGCGCGCCTGCTCCGCCACATTGCGCTGCGTCGGGCCGGTGAACCTGGCCGTGCGCTCGACGTCGGCCGGGTGCATCGGGTGGTCGCAGGCGATATCGAGCACCTGCATCAGCCCCGTCGCCTGGGGCTCGCGCTCGGCGTGCTGGTCGCGCCACGCCCGGACGACACGCGCCTTCTCGTTGCGCCCCAGGTCATCCCACGGCAGGCCGCGCAGGATGCCGCTCGGCAGGTCGGGATGCGTGTCCTTGGCTACGATCATCGGGCCGCCGCCGATGGTGACCTTACGATCCTCGACCGTGTTGAGCCGGCCCGGCACCATGTGGCGGCCGATGGCGTCCCACCAGAGGGCGGCCCGACGCACCGCCTCATCCGCCGTCATGCCGGAAGACAGCGCCCCCGGCATCACAGCCACCGCAGAAGCTCGATGAGCGCCACCGTCGCCGTCGCCGTCGACACGGTCAGCAGGATCAACCGGACCTCACTCATGCCCATACCCTCCATGCAGCGTATATCGCCACCACGCCCAGCCACAACGCCACGTAGGGGTGACGCGACACCGCCGCGGTCATGCCCAGCGACACCGCCGCCACGCCGACAAGCGCCCAGGCCATGACGCCGACCGGCCACATCGTGCCGATGACGACCGACGCCGCCAGCAGCACCGTCCACCACTCAGCCCTTACTCGCATCGTTCCCCCCATCAGGCGTCACGAAGACGACGCCCGCAAATCCGGACCCCGGCGCCACGCTGTGCTCGGTGCGCTCCCGGTACTTGTCCGGAGCCAGCGCCTTGAGCCGGGCCAGCAGGAGCGTGTCGGAGAACTCCTTGACCGTCGCCACCTGGACGCCCCGGTAAAACACCGGCTTGTCGATGCCGTTCTTGCCGCGGCGGTCGGCCTCGGCCTCAAGGCTCTCGACGTGCGCGGCCAGCGCGTCATCGAACTGCTCGGCGAATTCCGGGTTGTCGCGCCGCCACTCGGTGACCGTCGTGCGCTTGTAGCCGGCAGCCGCGCACGCCTTGCCGATAAACCCATGCTCGGCTAGCTCGCGGAACAAGATTTCGTCCGCCTTAAGTGAACGCTTTGGCCTGTTTGCCATCACTCGTACCGCCCCGACACCGGGTTGAACTTCCCGGCCGGCCCCGTCTTCGCGCCCTGCAGCATGGCCCTGTCCTCCGAGTGGAAGTGCCAGTGTTCGCGGACCATCATGGCGACGGCTTCCTCGACACCGACCTGGCGTCCGCGCTTGACCGACTCCCACGCCGCGAACCTCTTGACCCAATCGGCGAAGCGCACCGGGATGGTAACCTCGTACGTCTCGTCGAGCTTAGGCGGGGTGTAGCCGGACATGCGCCGGTTGTACGCCTCGACCATCGCCGGGTCTGGCCCGTTGGCCTTGGCGTCCTGCGCGGCCATGCGCTCGTCGATGCCCTGCGGCGCCACCCCGAGCTTGCGCTGGGCCATGTGCAGGGCGTCCTCGTCGGACAGCCCGGCGGCCTTGTAGCCGGTGATCAGGTCGATGAGGGTGGCGGGCTTTTCCTCGGCCGGCGTCGTCGTTTCCGCGGCCTCTCTTTCGGCCCGCTTCCTGGCCCTGGCTTCGTTGGCTGCGATAAGTCCCTTGTTGATCATGTCTGGTCCTCTCGGTTAAGCCCGCCGTAGGAACGCGGGAATGTCCGGCATCTCGTCGTCTTCGGTCGGTATCTGCCCGCACTCGCGGATGGCGCGTTCGAGTTCGCGCTTCTCGATTTCCTCGTGCATCCGGGTTACGCGGGCGATTTCCTCGTCCTCTTTCCGGCGCTTCTCGGCTTCACGGGCGGCGCGTCGGGCTTCGGCGTCGGGGTCCGGTGGCGCCGGCGCGTTGGCCGCGGCTTCGGCGTCCTTGTTCGCCAGCCATGACGACGTCGAGGCGAACCAGTTTTTCTGACGTCCGGGGTTTTCCGACAGCCAGGCGTCTCGGCTTTCCAGCGCCGCTTCGAGGTTCAAAATGTTCCGGTAGGATGTCCTCCAACCCTCGAGGTCACCCTTCGTCAGCTTCACGATCTTCCGGGCGAATGCGTATTTCGATTTCCCCTCTCGCTCACCCTCATAAGGGGATATAGGGGATACTCCTTTTCCTTCTCCTTCTCCCTCTGCCGACGGTTTTCCGTACTGGTTCGGAACTGGTTCCGTACTGGTGGGGAACCCGTCTCCCATCGGTACGGAAGGCAACGGATGGTAAGCCTTTGGTTTCTTTGGAGACTGGTATTTACAGAAATTCCTGATAATACCGTATTCTTTTCCATCAACCGTGTAGCGGAATACCTGTCGGGTGGTGACAAGTTCGTCGAGCAGATTAACCATATCGCAGTTATCAGCCGGAAGGATGAGCATCTTCAGCTTGATCGGCTTCCACTCAAACACCCCATTATCATCGGCGAAGTTCCGAACTCCGATGGCCACAAGGCGGGCGAGTGGGGAACTGGTTACGAACTGGTCGTCCACCCATTGCTCAGGATGAACGGATCTGATTCGCGCCATTTTACTCGTACCTCCCCACGTCTCCAAACCGCGACAGGCGGCCATCGTAGTAAAGCGTCACGGTGTCGATCGGCCCCATGCGCTGCTTGGCGACGATGACCTCGGCGGCGGTCCTGGCGCGCGTGATATTGCGCTCCCATGCCTCGCGCTTCCTGATGGCCGCCTGATAGTCCCGGTCGCTTGGCCCCTCGTAATCCTCGACGTCGGGCTGGACCGGCTCGTCGCGCTCCAGGTAGTAGGCTTCCCGATAGACGAACATGACGACGTCGGCGTCCTGCTCAATCTCGCCGGAATCACGCAGGTCCTGCAGGGTCGGCCGCTTGTTCTCGCGCGCCTCGACGCCGCGGGAAAGCTGGTGCAGCAGGACGACCGGCACGCCGAGCTCGCGCGCCATCGCCTTGAGCGGCTTGAGGATCTCGCCGATCTGATGCACCCGGTTGGTGGTGCGCTTGTCGGGCGGCGCGATGTGCGTGAGCTGGTCGACGAAAACGGCGTCGAGCCCGCCCAGGCGCCGCTTGATGTGGCGGGCCTCGGCGCGGATCTCGGCCGGCGTCATGCCGGAGCGCCCGAGGATGGCCAGCGGCATCTTGCGCAGCCGGTTGTGCGCGTCGACGACGCGGCCGAACTCTGAGGCGTCGGCGTAGGTGCCGCGCCGCATGGTTTCCATCGGCACCGACGCCAGATCCGAGATGATCTTGATCTCGATTTCGGACTTCGATTGTTCCAGGGTGAAGAATGCGACCTTGGCCGGATCGTCGCCCGCCTTCGCCTTGCGCGCCATCGACGCCGCCAACGTGGTCTTGCCCATTGAGGGGCGTCCGGCCAGCAGGATCAACTGCCCGGCCTGGAAGCCGCACAGCAGGTTGTCGAGCGCCGTCAGCCCGCACGACACGCCCAGCAGCTTGCCGGGGTTCTTGTAGATCTCTTCGAGCCGTTCCAGGGTTCCGGGTTCTTCCGGCGCCTTGACCTCGGTAAGCGCCTCGACCCTGGCCTCGGCGTCGGTCCAGATGGCCATCGCGTCGCGGTCGAAATCCGGCGTGTACCCGGCGGCGACGATGTCCTGGCCGACCGCAATCATCTCGCGGCGCACCCACAGGTC